CTGTGACCATCACCGGTCACGGGGGAAAAACCCGCTAATGGGGTGTTTGTGGAGTAGGTCTTGGCCCATTCCACACTTCACCGACCCACCCTATCACCCGTGCCGTGAGCCGGGCGGCCCAGTTCAGTAAGGCGGTGCGCGGCGACATAAGATGCGAGCGCCGCTTGGGGCAGGCCGAACACCGGATCAGCGAAAAACCAGCCGGCTAGCGCGACGACGAGAGCGAAAGATGCAGCGGTTCAAGTCGGCTCGCTCTGCTATTTCTACGGCCTACTCCTTTTAGAGAACAGCTCGGTCAAAAGCGCACTTCCTCCGGTCATGGAACCGCTCCACTCAGATGCCGCTTGTCCGATACTACTCGGTGCCCATTGACGCACGCGCGCATTATGCGCGCGCGCGAGGCTGGGGAAATTGGATCGGAAACATGGCCCGCGGACCAGGTGGAGCGGTGGCCGCTCACGAAGCTCATCCCGTATGCCCGCAATGCTCGAACGCATTCCGACGAGCAGGTAGCACAAATCGCCGCCTCGATCCGTGAATGGGGTTGGACCGTCCCGGTGCTCGTCGACGAAGAGGGCACGCTGATTGCCGGGCACGGGAGAATCCTAGCTGCGCAACAGCTCGGCATTACCGACGTGCCGACGATGGTAGCGCGCGGGTGGACGCAGGCGCAAATCCAGGCTTACCACCTCACCGACAACCAGCTGGCGCTGAACGCGGGCTGGGACCGTGGACTCCTCGGCCTCGAGCTCGGCGAACTGAAGCTCGGAGGCTTCGACCTGGCACTGACCGGGTTCGGCGAGCTGGAGCTCGGCGATCTGCTTACGGACCGCACGCAAGGGCTGACGGACCCAGACGACGCGCCGGAGGCTCCCCGAGCATCCGGTGTCGCGGACCGGCGACCTATGGCTGCTGGGAGCGAAAGTGACGTGCCCGAAGTGCCACAAGGTCACGCTGCGTGAGCGGGCGATCCGGAAGTGACCGCGTGCGCATGCGAGCATTGCGGTCACGAGTTCGAAGCGGAACCGGGGGGGGCACAGATTGCTGTGCGGTTCAGCAACGGACGTAGAGCAGCACGAGCGCGTGATCGCGGGAGCCAAGATCGACGCGGTGGTAACTGACCCGCCTTATGGCGTCGGTATCGAATATTCTTCGTTTGACGATTCCCCTGAAAACGTCGCCGCGCTGATCGCTGATTTTATGCCGCTCATCCTACGGTGGCCAGTTGTGGCGCTGACCAGCGGCCACCGGGTTCTGTGGTCTTATCCGCGGCCTGATTGGATCATGGCCTGGATACATCAAGCTGCCACGTCTTGCGGGCCCTGGGGCTTCTTGTGCTTCAACCCGATCATGGTTTGGGGGAAAGACCCCTACCTACAGAATCGGCTCGGCGGCCGAGCCGATTCTGTAGTCATGAACACCGATCGCGAGGAAGAGACCGGTCATCCGGTCATTAAGCCGATCAAGGTGTGGAAATGGCTGATCGAGCGAATGACCATCAAACCCGGCGCTCGCGTGCTTGACCCATTCAGCGGTTCGGGCACGACCATAATCGCTTCGGAAATGCTCGGGCGCCTATGCTGCGCTATCGAGCTCTCCCCGACTTATGTCGATGTATCTGTAAAGCGCTGGTCGAAATTCACCGGCCGCGCGGCGGTTCTCGCCGATGACGGCCTGACGTTCGACGAAGTCGCAGCCGCCCGCGGTGTTCCGACATGACGGCCGAGGTCGAGTGCACCTGCCCCGAGTGCGGCGCGGAGTTCTCCGCGAAGCCCGAAGGCGGGCACCGTCTCCTCTGCGGCGACAGCACGGTCGCGGCGGACGTCGAGCGCGTGCTCGGCGGCGTCGAGCCGCACCTGATGGTCACCGATCCCCCCTATGGGGTTCAGTACAACGCGGATTGGCGGAATGACGCGGCGATCGACGGTAAAGCCAAGGGTTCGCGCCGTTCGCGCGGTATGATCGGGGCTCGTGCTATCGGTAAGGTGACCAACGACGACCGCGCAGACTGGCGCGAAGCGTGGGTCCTTTTCCCGGGAGATGTCGCTTACGTTTGGCACAGCGCGTTGCACAGCAGTGAGGTAGAGGCCTCGTTGAGAGTGGCTGGCCTCAAGACGCGCAGCCAGATCATTTGGGACAAGACCCGGCTCGTGATCGGGCGCGGCGACTATCACTGGCAGCACGAGCCGTGCTGGTATGCGGTGCGGGAAGGCAAGGTCGGTCATTGGGCAGGCGATCGCACGCAGACAACTGTGTGGGCGGTCGCGCATCAAAGTTCGGAGACCGGCCACTCGACGCAGAAACCGGTTGAATGTATGCGCCGGCCGATAGAGAATAACTCCTCGCCGGGTCAGGCCATTTGCGAGCCGTTCAGTGGGTCTGGGACAACCATTGTCGCCGCCGAGCAAACGGGCCGTATTTGCCTCTGTTTAGAGATTTCTCCCGCTTACGTGGACGTCAGCGTAAAGCGCTGGCAGAATTTCACCGGCGCACAAGCTATGCTCGACGGCGACGGCCGGACCTTCGACCAGATCGCCGCCGAGCGCTCGGCTTCGGATGCGTCTTTATCCGCGGAGACTGTTGAGGGTATCAATAGCAGTCCCAATTTCATCGGCTAGTTGTTCCAGCAGGTCGATGCGCTCTTTGGTGGCTTGCCCTTTTTCGCCTTCCTGCCAGCGTTCCGATCGATCAGAGTACGCGGCCTCTTCCTCCTGCCAGATCTCATCTACAGAGGTTTTGGCTTCGTCGAGCTTTGCCTCAATTCCGTCGAGTGGGTCTATTTTTGATTTGCGCAGCGCTGCCATCACGCTGCCTCCGTCTTCGATGCCTGTTGCGCCTCATGTGCGGCCAGCAGCCGATCCCGATATTGCTTGACCATCTTGGCGTAGCTGTTGATGCCCTTGACCTCGTAGCCGCGCACCGCGTCCCAATCGCCGTCAAGCGCCGACTTCTCAAGCTGGTCGAACCGCTTCTGGTATTGCAGCTGATTCGCCTTTGACGTGATGATCGGCTTGGCCGGCATCTCGCCTCGCGCGGCCGCAGCGTCGAGCTCGGCATTCTTGCTCGGCTTGCGTTCCCCTTGCAGGCGCACCGTTTTGCGGCGCTCGGCCTTTGCCGGCATCGGGATTGGCTCGGAGCCATCGTCACGCGTCAGCTGGCTATACCGACATAGGATCGATGGCATAGGGCCGTCGAGCTTTACGCGGCACGACGTGGCGTCGACGCGATAGTCGACAGCGCCAGTGCGCCGCTTGCGTGGGCCGACTTGGACAATGACCCGAGCGCCGGGCGGGAAGAGGTCTGGCATATCTTGCTCCCACGAATCAAACTGTTCCCGCAACTCTTCTCCAGTGGTGATCGGATCATTTTCTGCCTCGATTTCGGCGAGTTCTTGACTGCCGAGCTCCACGTAGCCATCGTCTGCAGCTTCGGGCGTTAGACCGGTCTTCCACACGATTTCATACCCATTTAGGCCACGCTCCTTGATGCCGTAGTCGATGCTCGGAGCGGAGCCTACGCGGATTGCCTTCTCGGCCGCGCGCTTCGCATTGGAGCGCGTCGAAAACGTGGTCGTGTCAGTCATTGCGATTCTTCCTTTCAATGAAGCTCAGATGACGCTGAGCCGCGCAAGAAGCGCAATATCGTGTCGTTGAGGTCCTCGCCAGGAATGGCTAGGGATTCGCGCTTGGCAATAACCTCTGGATCGGTGACGAAGCCGGTCGCATCGTTGAGGATCATGTCGTCCATTGGCTTTCCCTTTTATTGCGAAACGCAGACGCAGTCACGCTCCGCGTGCAATGGAAGTCCAGTCCTTTTTTGTCTATTTTTTCAAAATAAATTTATGGCCCAAACGACGCGCGCCCAATGAGAAAACCCTTCACCCCGACCGCCGAGCAGCGTCAGAACGTCGAGGCGATGACCGGATTCGGCATTGCGATCGAGGACATCGCGAGGCTTATTAAAAATCCCGAGACCGGGAAGCCGCTCAACAAGAAAACGTTGCTCAAGCATTTCCCCGACGAGATCGCGACCGGTCAGACGAATGCCATCGCTCAGGTCGCACAAGCCCTCTTCAAGGAAGCGACAAAGGGCGAGGATCCCCGCTCTCGCGTCTCGGCCGCCATGTTCTGGCTGAGCCGCCGCGCTGGGTGGAAGGAGACCACTGTCACTGAGCACATCGGCAAAGATGGCGCCCCGATAGATGTCCGCCACAGCATTGAGCTCAAGCTCGATCGACTACGCCAAACCCTCACTCGCCGAGAGGCTGGCGATACTCCCGAAGCCGCAACGGGACAAGGTTCTGAGGAGCTGTAGCGAGGAAGAGCTCGAAGAATTCTATTACGGTTGGGAAGCGTGGGCCCGCGACAATCAGTTGCCACCACCGGGCGATTGGCGGTCATGGTTGCTGCTGGCGGGCCGCGGCTTTGGCAAGACCAGAACAGGCGCAGAGTGGGTCCGCACCCAAGTTGCTGCGGGCCGCAGGCGCATCACCATCGTCGCGCCGACTGCCGCAGATGCAAGGGACGTCATGATCGAAGGCGCGAGTGGGTTGCTGTCGATCGGGGCACCCGGGAAGCGGCCTCATTACGAACCTTCAAAACGGCGCGTGACGTGGCCCAACGGCGCTATTGCGACGGCATATTCAGCCGATGAGCCAGAGCGGCTGAGGGGCCCGCAGCACGACGCAGCGTGGTGTGACGAAATAGCATCCTGGAGGTATCCAGAGGCGTGGGACATGCTGATGTTCGGGCTGCGCTTGGGCAATGACCCGCGCGTCGTCGTCACCACCACGCCGAAGCCGGTCAAGATCATCCGCGAATTGCTCGCCGACCCGACAACGGTCGTCACCCGCGGGTCGAGCTACGAGAACCGCGCCAACCTCGCCGACGCGTTCTTTGCGCAGATTATCAGG